TCATCTTCAAAAGTTTCAAACTTATTCGGTGGGTGTTTCAATAGAAGTATATTAATATCCAGTTTGGCAACATGACCTTTTTTCATCAGTTCTTCTGTTCTGATGATTTTATAAGAAGGACCAAATAAACCTTCTAATACCCACTTGTGTGTTTGTGTGCCGTCTAAAGTTCCTGTAAAACCGTAACGAAATTTAGCATCCGAAAGTTTTGACATTATAGATATTAGAGACTTTGATTTAAACTGGTGTGCCTCATCTCCAACGACCACATTAAATCTTGAAAAGTATTGACGGGGAAGTTTGTAGATAGACTGCCAGGTAGTGATAATCACCTGTGAATCAGTCTCCCTTTCTTTCCCCGCATAGATCTTGTGGCAAAATGAACCTACGTCCCAACCATAGTCTGCAAAGTCTTTATACATTTGCTCTACAAGGGAAGTCGTCGGAACGACTATACAGAGTATTTTGTCCTTTCTCAACGTAATATCTCACAATCGCATATATCATCAGGGACTTTCCTGAAGCAGTTGGAGATATCAGCAGCTTTCTATTATGTTTTAAGGCGTCGTATACTCCCTCTACTTGATATTCGCGGGGAGAGTACTTGCAGATAGAAGTCATATAATCTTTGACTCCTTCTTTTGAAATCATATCATTGACTTCAAAAGGTAAACCATAGAACTTATTATTTACAAATTCATAACTGTAATCATGAGTCTCACAAAATCTTGTAATTTTATCTAACAGACCCACATAAATTTCACCAGTCTGCGTATTAAATAAACGAATTTTTCCATCCCAGTGCCTGTTGCGAAACTGGGGCATAAACTTTGCTCCGGGCACGTCAAATGTGAACTGATCTGCTAGTTCATAATAGACATGTGGTTCTGCTTTTACCTGAAGATATACCTCATTCTTTTTTGATATAATCAAGTGTGACATAAGTTCATATCAATACAAAAATATTTATTGACATAAAAAAGGGGGTCAATTGAACCCCGCTTGGAACCGATGCCACTCAATAGCATTTTTAATTTGAAAAGTCCTATTTGATATTGTCTTAATTACCTCCTCAAGAAATTTAAGCATGATATCATAGTATCTTATCTTAAGTTCTACCTTACTTAACTTCTCATCCCCATCCATATGCCTCTGTAGTGCCTCTTTGTCCCGAACTTTGTATGGGAATGGTTCTTCTTCGTAGACCTCTATAGGTGCCTTTCCTGTGTAGTAGTTATAACGCTCAAGTTTTACCCTGTTATAAGTTTCTCTTGCTTTTTCACGCAACAGAGTAATCGTATTATAGATTGTATAATATTTGGAATGAAGTTGAGGAATTTTTAAGGATTCATCGTGTAAATTGTCAGGGTCTATGACAGAATCTCTCTGCCACATTTCCTGAATCTCATCAAGATTCATAGAAGATTGCCGCTTGTATCAACGATATTATAGACAGTATACTTGAAAGTTGCCTCTGCTGTAAAGTACTGAATATCAGTCACTGTAGAATCAAAATCCAAAGATGTCAATGAAACTGGAAATAAATCTTATAAATTTTACGTTTGCCGTAGTTCTATAATTTGTAATTTAAAATACTTAATGAACCATCACTGTATTGTTCTTTTAAATCACGAATTCCATCAGAGTTAGTTGTTTGATTTTTAAATTGTTGTGTAGTTTCTGGAAATCCTAAACCAGTAATCCAATTGTGGATTGCCATATAGTTTTCAAGATTTTCATCAACTAAAAATCTAACCATTAAGTCCCCATAAATTATTTTTTCACCGGGTACATCAAGATCTTTTAGATATGATGGTTGAATCGCCGTTCCCAAATTCAACTCTGGTATTCTTGATGAGTTACAAAAGAATGAAACTTTTGGATATTTTGCCAGTGTAAATTTAAATCCAACTGGAGATAAAAAATTTCTATTCTGTATTTGATTACTAAATGCTGACGCCATCGCGTTTTATTTTTATTTAGATAAAAAAAGAGACCCTTTCGGGTCTCTTGAATGGAATTGTGAACCTGATGGATCACATGAGGTTTGCGACCTTGACTCTTCTGTAGTAAACGTTGGAGTTTCTTGAGAGAACGCCAGGATCGGTGAGGGTAGCACCCTTTGCGAATGGGTTGGCAACAATTCCATAACGGGTCTTGAAGCCAATCTTTGGCTGGAAGGAGTTCTCGCCAACGGCACGTACCATCTGGAGAGGTACATAAGGGCAATAGAACAGACCAGCATCATAAGGGGAAGAACCCTTATAACCAGCAACATAGTACTGGGTTGATGAGTTGTTAGCAGCGTATGGGTCAATGTATACGCGATACTTACCAGCAAGAACACCTGCGAAGGTGTTGCCAGTGTCATCAACATTAAGGTTAGCGTTGAGTGCTGGGGTGTAATCAAGAACACCAGCCATCGTGAGAGCTGAGGCAACGTCTGCGGAGCAGAGGATCATGTTGCCCTTTCCTCTACGAGTTCTTTGAGCGATCTGGTTAGCATCACGCTCGATCTGGAAGATCAGACCTTTGAACTTCTCAACTGACCAACGACCGTTGGAGTCAACGTCGAGGTCGAAAGTACCAGCGGTTGCTACGTTCTGGGTTGCACCAGTTTCAGCAACGTTATAGATGGTACGGATAACTTCGCGGTTGATTTCAGCGAGGATTTCAGTTGACAGAATGTTTGCCAACTCAGCCTCAGCATTAAGACCATGAATTGCCTTCAGGTCTTGTGCGAGTTCCAAGCTGTACTCAGCCTTCAGTGCTCTTGAGCGAGCGGTAACGGTGACTTTCTCAATCGAGAATGCCATCTCGTTGAAAGCAGGTGAGCTGTTAAGAGCTTCTGCTTCATCGGTACGCATACCCTGACCTACGTTGTAGGTGGTTGCGGTGGCACTAGCAATTGGGTTCAGAGCACCTGGGTTGGTTCCTGACTGGGCAGTAGTACCAAGACCAACGCTACCATCAACCCAACCATCGGTTTCAGCGAAGGTTGAACCTTGACCAGAATATGCGGAATCTACTTCGTTGTAGAATGCTTCTGCACCAGACTGGTTGGTGTAGCGTGAACGCATTGCGAAGATGAGTCCAGTAGGACCGTTCATTGGTTGAACGCCAGCGAGGTCATAAGCGACCAGGTTAGGCATTGAGCGTCTGATCAGGGAGATCAGAACAGGGTCAAAACCAGCAACAGGTGATGAAGCACCAGCAGAGAAACCTGCGTTAGCACCTGACTGAGTATTGACAGTTGGGGTTTCGTAAAGGAACTCACGCTCTTCGCGGAGTGCTTTTTCTTGGTTCTCCAGGAGAACGGCAGTTACCATTCTACGATGTGAATCTTTGATTGGATCAAGACCTTCGTAGTCAAGGAGTGGTGCCCACTTCTCCTGCAGATGTTCTTGGTTGAACATTTGCATTTGATTTTACCTCTTTTGAAAAAATTAGTTTGAACTATAATCTAAAAATCACTTTTTAGAGACTCTCTTCAGGCTCTGAAGATAGGATTCCATTAAACCAGAAACTGGTTGATAATCGGAGCTTGCGCTCTCTTCAGAAAGATTTTCTGAAGCATCTCTTTGAGTACCAGCGTTGGTTGGGAAATATGATTCCCTCAACGTTACTAGCTTCTCACGATAGTCTTCTTCACTTTCAAACTCAACATTTTCGGCAAGAGAAGCGAGTTTGTCCTTCTGTGAAAGTGCAAGACCTTCAGCGACTTCAGCAAAGATTACATCAGCAACTGACTCGGCTAATCTCCTATTAAGAGCAACGTTTCTTTCGATTTGCTCGTTGAGTTTTGCTTCCATTTCATCAAGTTTATCTACCATGCTCTCGATGACATCATATTTATCTTCAGGGATTGATACATAATGTTCTTCAAAAAGACCCTTCATTCCTTGAAGGAATGATTCGGTCATTTCGGTCTTAAGACCGTGCTCAACTGCGAGTGCATTTTCTTGGATCCACTCGTCAGCAACATACTCAAGGTAAGAGTCAACTCTATCGGTCAACTCTTCTTTGATTGAGGATACTTGCTCAATCAAAGACTCTTCGTATTGTGACTGGAGTTGCTCTTTTACTTCGGCAACTTTTGCTTTGATAGCGGTTTCAAAAATGGTACGTGCCTTTTCTTGGAACTCTTCAGAAAGCTCTTCACCAGCGAGGAGAGCATTGACATCTTCTTCAATGTCATACTCTTCGGTTGCTTCTTCTTCTACAACCTCTTCCTCTTCAACTTCCAGAGCCTCTTCAGACTCTAGATCTTCTTCGGTTGCTTCCTCTTCCTCGTCATCTGCTTCCTCTGACATTTTTTTCATAGGATCAGCAGACTTGGCACCCTTGTTTACAACATCTTTAACTTGTGAAAGTGTTGCCGCAGGCTCCTTGAGTTTGGCGGAGTCGTCATCCGACTTATAATTTTCTGGAGTAGGACCACCGAGATCTTCCCAATTGCCAGTTTGACCTGGAGTATCCAGACTCAACTTTGGCATTGGATCGGCGGATTTTGCTCCTTTGGTTACTACGTTTTCCATTTCTTGTAAATTGCTACCAACGGACATTTGTTTTAGATCTTTGATATAATCTATATTTATTTATAAATTATAGATTTGAGAGAAAATCGTTGAAAAGATTCAACTTATGCTCTTCAAGTCTTCTTTGATCAACAAGAGTATTGATCCTTCTTTGAGTTTGTTCGGCAAGTTTTTCACGAAGAATTCCTCCGTCCCAAACCCACTCTTTACCTTCCATAATTCCCTGAACAAAAGCGTCAGGAGCAGAAGGATCGGCAACGATATCAGCAGCAGTTGCTAGCATGAAATCTTCACCAACAATTTTATGACCTTCGTTGGTCATCTTGAGTGAACCAACACCACGAGAAGAAACACCAAGAGTAACTCCTTCACCAATGAGAGATTTCGCAATCTTACCCATAGGAGTTTCAAGGAGTTGTGCCTTACCTCTAAAGTTTGTTCCTTCACAAGTGAGTGAAACAATTTTATGAGAAACACGGTCAAGGTTTACTGTTGGACCATCGGGGTGTCCAAGTTCACCAAGAGCACGACCCTTTTGAATGAAGTTTTCATCGTATCTCTTTACCTCACGGGAAAGAGTTTCCATTGGATACATTCTTCCATTGCGATTACAAATGTCACCTTGAAGGAAAACTCCCTCAATATACATTTTTTTCGCAGATCCTTTTCCTTCTACGATGAATTCTACTTTTTGAATTTCTTCGGTGATGAGTTTCATTTTAGTTTGTGAATGCTACTTTATTTGCTCTAATTGCTGTTGTTGACCAAATAACATCAGATGGTGCTTTTGTTAAAAACTCAACAGTTCCACCTGGTAGTTCAAAGAAATTAGTTGATGCTGCTCCAACTAAAGTGTTAATTCCGACAGTCACAATTCCAGCAGTATTGTTATATAAACGAACACAAGTTGCATCACTGATACTGCTGGCAGCACCGGCAGTTGTTGCGGTATCAACTTGTGTTGTGACAATCTTTGTAATCATCATTCTTCCTCTGGACTATTTTCTCCAAACATTGATGCTGCCGCAACTGGGCGAAGAGCATCCACTCTTTCACTCGCTTTAGCAAACAAAACTTCTTTAATTCTTCCAGAAATATCTGAAGGAGCAGAGTCCGTTGCAATCAAATCGACAATATCTTCCATGAAAACTTTAATATATGATGTATACTTATTTATATCTCTGCCTTTTTAGTGTCTTTTTGAAGTTGAGCATCAACATCTGCTGCCTGTGCGTCAAGATTTGGTTCTTGAGGAACTTCTCCCATTGGTCCCATTTCACCCTCTGCTGGTAGAGGTTCACCTGTTATTGGATCTACAGAATTTGGATCTGGAATAATTCCATCTTTAATTTCTCTTTCAATCTGTCCATCAATGTCAATAATTTCTTGATCTGTCTGACGAAGAACTCTTTTACGAACATATTCTACAGAGAAATACTTTCCAATATATGGTTCCATTGTGGCAACCAATCCAAGTCTTTCATTCATCAATTCAGATTCTTTTAATTCAGCAAATTGATTATCATACAAGAAGTCGTATTGAATATGATCATTAATTTGATCCCAGTCTTCTGGTGTAATAATATTCTTAAGAATCAGTTGAGTTTTCAACATGTCGCTGAACATGTTGGCAAAACGCTTTCTTAAACGACCGACAAATTTTGCGAATTTAAGTTCATCTCTTAAAATTTCTGATGATCTTCCAAGATTAAAACCACCATCATTCGCAATTCTGGATTCTGGAACATTCAAAGATCTGTAGAGTTTCTTTTGGAAATACTCAACATCACTCAATTCTCCAAGATTTTGTCCACCTGGAAGTGTGGTGATTTCAGTTCCTCTACCACCTTCTCTTCTTGGAAGCCAAAAGTCTTCAAGCATACTCATATATTTGCGATCATCACGAACTTCACCAGTGTTCGCATCATAAACAAGTTTATTTCTGTAGCGAGACATAACCTCTTTGAGGTATTGTTCTGCCTTTACTTTGGGAAGATTACCTACATCAATATAGAAAATTCTTCTTTCTGGAGCACGAGACAAACGGTAGATAACCAGTGAGTCTTCAATCATGCGGAGTTGATTGAGAGACTTAATTGCTTTATGAAGATAAGAAAGGCAAGTTCCCTTGTTTCTATCAAAAAGACCAGAAGTTACATAGGTGACTGAATCTTTGGCAATCTTGATTGATCCTTTAGTATTTCCAGCAGATGAAAAAGTTCCAGTTGGATAATTTGGTTTTGGAGTATAGACATAATACTCTTCAATCTCTGGATAAATTTCTTTTCTTACATCAGATGGACTTTGTAATGCTACAAGATTATTTTTGTTAGACTTCTTTTCTTGTCTTACAAATTTAATCTTCATGGGATCAATGTATCTGATCTCCTGAATCCCATCTTGTGGTTTTTTGATATCAATAACTTTTAGATAATAAAGTCTTCCATCAACATACCAATTTCTAAAAATTTCATGGGACTTTTTATCAAAGTCCATCATTTCTTTAATATGTCTAAATTCCTCTCTAATTTTTGTCTTTAACTTATCGCTTGCGTTTACATTTGTGAGTTCAATTTCAACAGGAGAATCATAAAGATCACTGACAATTGCTTCATTCACAATATCTTCTACAGCAGCATCACATTCTGGATGTTAATGCCATCTCACGATATCTTCTAATTAGATCAAATTCTGTTCTATAGACACCTTCAATATCTACATATTGACCATAAAAACCAGATTGAATATAATAATCAACCCCGTCCTCATTTGTTTGGGGGACGGGGGATACTACGGAATCCGGTTTTTTGGAGGCATCATCAATAGAAAATCCAAAAAGCTTTGCCATTTTATAAATTTAAAACCGTTATGTTTTAACTATTTATCACTTGATGTTATCACCACCCGCTCCTGGAGCGGTTCCTCTAATTGCTTCCCACCACTGGACTTGGAGTTCAATAGTAAACTCTTCAATAGTATCAGTGGTATCGTATGAAAGATCAATTTGAGAAATGTTGGTTGGGAAAACATCGTGGAATTTGTACGATCTTAACTTTTCCCCGTCACGATCAAGTTGATGAACTAGAGCATCAGCATAATAATCTCCAGGTGTGGTTAAACCCTGTGCGGTTTCAACATTATTAATTTTGTTCATCCAGTCTTCAAAAGCATGACGGATGGCAAAGTCAGTATCGTTAATTACGGTTACTGTCCAAGTGTCAAAGGTTCTGTCTCCAGCAATCTTTAAAACTCTTCCTCTAAATGCTACATCAATTGGAGTAACATTAGAAGCAGGCAGTGCTGCTGTTTTTACAAGGAAGCGATCTAGATCATTATTTGCTCCAGATAAGGCAATGCCTTGACCTGTTGGAAAGTTGAGTTCAACTTCAAATAGATTGGGTCTAGCACCGCCGCCTTTTAGTCTAGCTTTAAAATCCGAAATTGTTCTTAATGCCATTGTTAGATACCTCTAAAATTAAACGGTTCCGATGATTTCTTCAAACGAGACACCAGATCTGGTGGCAACGAAAGTCAATCCAATGAAGTTAATAGATCTAGCAGGTTTGATGAAGATGTCAGCAACAAATTCATTATTATCTATGACTGCTGCTGTATTGTTGGTCTCATCACAGATGACTCTGAAATCTTGAATACCTCTCTTTGCCTGAACATCGCGGAGGAAAGGATCAACGATGTTTACAAAGTTTGATCTTGTAGTTTCATCGTTGAATTCAAACAGTTGATCTTTAGCAGCAGCAGAGATTGCGTTCTCAAGATAGATGAACAATCTGCGAACATTGATTCTGTCAAATGCGGAAGACTTGGCAAGACCAGTCTTATCTCCAAAGAGAACAATTCCAGAACCAGGAGTAAAGATTACAGAGTTAATTCTGTTTGAATAGAGTCTATCTCTTTGAGTCTTACTTGGGTTGTAAGCAAGTTTGACGGCGTTTAGGATAGCTCCTCTATTTGTTCCTGCTGGTGAGAACCATGGGAAGTTATTGATGTCAGTTCTGGCACATGTACCAGCAATGTCACCGTTCAGTGGAACATATCTGAAAGTATCGGCAAACTTATCATACATGTACTTGTATCCACTATCAAATACAGAGTATGAAGATGATGTTACTGGAGCATAGAAACTGATTATGTTGTTTGTGATGTCAGCGGCAGAGTTAACTGTTACTGAACCAACAGCAGAATCATTTAAGAATGCCAGTCTGTATGGTGAGATGAATGCTACTGCATCCTTTCTTTCTTCGGCAACTGAAATGAGTTTGTTAGCAAGTGCTTGGGCACTTTCTTTTGCGTAGTTTGCCGATCCCATTAGGAGGAAATCAACCTCATACTCTTCACTGTTAGCAAAGAGATCATATCCAGATGAAAGGCTACCAATTGTTGATGTGAGTGAACCAGAAGCGGTTATGTCTGATCCGCCGTTATAGTTTAGACCACCAGCAAGAGTTAGAGTATTTGCTCCAGTGGCACCGAAGATGATGGAACTTGTATCTTGATCCCATCCAGTATCTGTGGCAAGAGTAAATCCAGAACTAAATCCAGTGGTTACAATGCCTGCTGGTTGTGAACCACCAAAGATATACTGTGAATTGGAAGCAAGATACTTTCTCCAGTATGATGGTGAACCAGCGGAGAATTCGGCATCCTTTGCCTTTGAAAGACTTAAATGCTTCTCAATAATGGTGCCAGCATTGCCAGTTACAACACCTTTGTCGTCAATAACAACAACATGAATTTCATCAAATCTTGAATTTCTTGCTGCTGCGAAGGATGATGTTGAAGGACGATCAGCAATGTTGTTCCAAGAAATTGTAGTATTATTGGAAAGTGAGATTGATTGCTGATCAAACCAATCTAACTGTGAAGTGTATGAAGTTGAACCAGCAGCTGTTGCTTGACCACTTGTGTGAATCGCAACACTACCAGATCCAGAGAACGCATAGACACCAGATGGTTGGTAATCTACTGCGGTTTCCGTCCCTGCTGCCGAAACATGAGATATGACCTTCACATAGGCATTGGTTCCACTGATTTGAGTGATAACACCCTTTAGGTATCCATCAAGGGTTGAAGTGGTTCCTGCTCCTGGGAGGGTTGAGGAAATTGCCTGGGTTACACCATATCCAACCTGAATATTTGGAAGGCTGGCACTGGTTGAAACACCAACAAGAATTTGGTCTGCCTTGGCATCAATCAAGGCAACTTTGATTCCATTAGACCAAGAACCTGGATTTCTTGCTGCTACGGTTACATCAGTAATCGTGCTTTCGTCGTAACCAAGATTGTTGTAATCATCTAGACTCTTGATCTTGATGCTAGATGCTGCTCCAGCAAATCCGTTCTTGAGGTCTGAATCATCAGATCTTACAACTTGTAACGCACCACCATATGCTAGATATGATGAAGCAACCATCCAATGTTCGTAGTGCTTATCGGTTGGGTATGGCTCTCCAAAGTTTTGAAGTAAGTCAGACTCATTCTCTACTAAAATAGGTACATCTACAGGACCTTTTGCGAAAGGTGCTACAATTGCTCCAACGGCATCAGAAGTTGGATCAATTCTACCTACGGTTAAATCAACTTCTCTTACTACAATGCCAGGAGATGCTAAATTTAGCGGCATCTTTGTTCTCCTACAAGTCCAAAATTATTCTAGAAATATTTATTAAAAAGGTTATTTTAAATGGGGAAATGATGCGTGAACAAGTCACCAGTCAGGATATTCCCACTCTAGAGGTGATTTGGTATTCTTTTTATCCTTTCTATTTCTTATGATTCTATTTTTTGTACAATCCTTACATTCATAAGAATACGCAGATGAATAAACTTTTCTATCTTTTCTGGTCAAATAAAAGTCGTCCATTAAATTTTTGACCTTACCACATATCCTACATTTTCTATCAAAAAATAATATATGCTCTAGTTCTAATTGATCATCCAAATCCATTAGAGATAATCCCACATGTATGAGCGATCACCGTACTCATCCAAGTGCCATCTATCTCCATCAGTGTCAACGAAACTTTCTGCGTCTTCTAACCCAGTTTGAATAAATCCAAATGGAGACATGTCCTGTTCGATTTGATTTTTTTGTTCCTCATAGATTCTTTTACGAACATCATTGTCCGTCATTTCTTTGAAATAATCTTGAGCGACTAACCAAGAAAAAATAACAAGACACATTGCCAGGTCATCATTACACCCCTCTTCTGCCTCAAAGGAGTTGTGACGCTGGGCAAAGGTTGTAAGTTCGGATATGATGTCGTAGTCAACTGTCAGTAACTTATCATCTTCTAGCAAAGTCTTTAGATTAGAACATCCTAATTTTTTAACCGCAGATGTCATTCTGACACCCAATTGCGATTTCTTACCACTGAATCCAGATCCCACAATCTGTCCAGCACGACCACGCATTGAGCACATCAAAACATTATCATACTCAAGATCAAAGTGTAAAATATTTGCGACCTGATCTCCAATATCATTCACTTCTATCAGTAACCAAGAATCATTATATGCTTTAGCAACTTCATGAATCACACTTGGAAATAGCATGGGTTTGATTTCATTATTCCTGTATTTGGCAACAACCCTGTATGGGAACTCTGTAATATCAAAAACAATAAAAGCAGAATAGTCGTTACCAAGCCCACGAGCAACATCAACTGTAATCAAATAGTTGTTTTCTTCTTTTGGTTGCTGGTAGATATCAAGACCAGCATTTCTTTTGATTGGATCCTCATAAACAAGATTTCTTAATTTTGATGGATTAATAAGAGTGTTTACCGATCCTAAAAATTCACATTCAAACTCAACTTTGAACTGTGCTTCCGATGTGTTAGCAATTGTCTGCTCTTTCCATGCCTCATCTCTGCCAGGAACTTCTGACCAGTGAACATCAGTTGGTACATATTCATTCTTACTGCGTTCAGCATCATGCCACATACGGTAGAAATGATTCATGCCGCGTGGCGTTGAAACTATGATGACCTTTGTGCTCTGTCCAGAAGAAATAGTAGGATAAACAGAGGCAAAGAAGTCATCAGCAATGTGATTCGGGATGAAAGCGAACTCGTCAAGAAAGATG